CGTGAAAAAGAGAAAGGACGTATTCGCTGACGGAAGCAGGGTCGCAATGTCCGGTTTGTTCGAGGTTCTCGCGGCATCGCCCGACGAGGAGAAAATCGCCCAGCAGCAAGCCCAGGACAGACTGGCGGCAGCTGTCTACGACGTGCGCGAGGCGTACGGCGACTTTCTGTTCAAAGCGGCCTCCATCTACGAGTTCCGTACACGGGTGGCGCTGATCAAAGGTTCGGCCGACCAGGAGATCTACAAGATCGTCGACCGCCACCTGCGGCCGGTGACCGGCGTCATGCGTCACATCATCGGCCGTGACGGTGTCCTGGAAAAGGAGTTCCGCTCCCGACAGGGCGATGCGACCTACACCGAGCACGGCCCGAAGATTCACGAGGTTCGCACCGAGGATCCCCATGGCCGGGAGTGGAGTGGCTTCTTCGAGAGCCCCGAGCGGGCCCGGCAGTGGGCCGAGAGGCGCGAGGAGGGTGGGCCCTATGACCCGATCCCGCCGGGCGGCACCAAGAACATCGCCATGCTCAAAGGTGCTCCGTTCGCGGGCTACGACGACTTCGCCGACTGCACGAGCAAGAACAGCGACAAGAACCGGCCCGACGCATATTGCGGCGAGATTAAGCACCAGGTGGAGGGCAGCGCCCAGTATCTCGGCTGGCATGCGATCGAGGCCGATGGCACCGAGGGGGCGGTGGACACCGAGGAGACCTACCGGCCTTCCGGTGGTGCGTTGATTCCCGAAGGTGACTGGCCAGCCTTCCAGGACAGCGTCACCCAACCCGCCGAGTCCAAGATGGAGGACCACGTCTTCGTGCCCGGTGAGCACGACAAGAGCTACGGCGACACTTCCGGCGCAGACTTCGCCCCCAAGTCGGCAGCCGGTCTGGGTGGCCCCGGCAAGAGCTATGACCCCGACGAGCCGGTCAACGAAGGATGGCATTCGAGATACAAGCCATTCCCGCCGAATTACGTCGATCCCGACGCCGTCAAGGACTGGGGGACTTCCGGCCTCTTCGGGCGTGAGCCCGAGGAGCGTCTCGACGAGAGTGAGCCGCTCGACTGGTCGATCCAGCCGCCCGACTGGTCGATCCGGCCGCCGTCCCCCAAGAGGGGCTCCACCCTGGTGCTGCGCTACCTGGGCTTCTGCTACCGCAACAACCTGTCCCCCACACTGGCCAGGCTGGAACGTCACGGCAAGCAGCTGTCTCCGAGCGACTACCTTAGGATCGCGGACGCGCTCTCCAAGCTGGCCGCGCTTCCCCCCGAGTCCAAGAACCGGGTGGGCCAGATCGTCCGCTGGGCTGAGACGTACCAGGGCGAGGGCGAGGTTGAGGACAAGTCGGGCCCGTTCGCCGGGCCGCACGGCAGCTTTCCGGTCGGCACTCCGAAGGATCTTAACGACGCCAAGTCGGTCTGCAACTTCCCGTCGGTGAAGGCCAAGAATCCCGGGGCCTGCCGCAGCGTCGAGAAGCGCCAGAAGCCCGCCGCTCGCCATCAGGCTGGGGATGTGCCGCCTATGTACGACACGGGCGAGCCCATGTACGACGATGAGTATTTGCAGGAAGAACGTCGCTTAGATCAGGCCGCTGAAGAAGAACGGCTGGAACAAAAAAGGAAGCAGCGAGCCCAGGAGCAGGAGAGAAGGTATCCCTGGGCGGGCGGAAAAGAGGGCCCAGATTATTTCGGACCCTTACCCCACAACGCTCGCCGCCGCTATGCCGCCCCCGACTACCTGCAGAAGGCCAACGAGGCGTTGACCAATCTGCTCAACCAGCGCGCCGAAGACTTCCAGTCGACGATCGCCCCGCTGCAGCAGGCGCTGCAGGTGGTGCAGCAGTCCCAAGTGGTCGAGCAGGCGCAGAACCCGATGCAGGTGCAGCCACCGGCCGGGACCGTCAATGTGCTGCCCGATCAGCCCCAGATGCCCGGTGGCGATGCGGGCGTCAACCCGGCGGCCGACCAATCGGCTCCCCCACCGGCGGCCGGTGATATGGGCATGGGAGGTCCCCCGCAGATGGCCGCCAGCCGGGCGGGTGGTCACCCAAAAGGCCGATCCACGAGGGGGCGGGGGTAGTCGAGCGGTTCAAAAACTATCTGACCAAGCGCCCGGGCCTCTCGCGCGGTGACGAGGGGGACATCGAAGATTTCGAGAGGCAGGATGCTCCCGAGTCGGGGCTGGGGCAGCGATCCAAGAGTCTGCTCAAGCAGGAGTTCGGACTCCAATCCGACCGGATCGCCGCCTACCGGCAGGCGTGCCAGGTGTTCGGATGGGATCTGGTCAACGCCAGTCGCCAGGCGCTGCGCAAAGAGGCCCCCAACTCCAATCCCGATTCTGACCGGCTGCATGGGCCCTTTGCTGGATTTTCTGACTGGGAAGACTGCACCTCCCAGCACTCTGACGCCAGCGATCCAGATGCCTATTGCGGGAAGATCTATCACCAAGTTGAACGGGGAAGGCGCCGTAAAGGCGAGCCGCTAAGCAATTTCCAGGATAAGGAGTCGGCCCGCAAAGAGCAGGGTTGGTATCCTGGGGGCCATGTCAGAAATGTGGGTTCCGATTCCCGACTTCGAGGAGACCCACGAGATTTCTACACAGGGTCGAGTCAGATCGTTGGATCGGCTGATTACGCAGATGTCACGCTGGGGGACGCCGGTGACCTGCCGATATCGGGGTCGACTAATCACTCCTTACGTCGAGTCCACGAAGGACGGGCATCCCAATTACCTGAAGGTGAAGCTCAAAGTCGCCGGGACAGTCACTCGCGCGAGAGTGCATTTGTTGATGGCGAAAGCATTTATGGGGCCAGCCAACGGGCGCCAGGTTCGTCACCTCAACGGAAATCATCACGACAATCGATGGCCAGAGAACCTGGCGTACGGGTCCAACCAGGACAACGTAGACGACATGATGCAGCACGGCACTCATTGGCAACTGCAGAAGACATCATGCCCGAGTGGTCACGAGCTGACAGGGCCCAATCTAATTCCCGGTCAGCTGAAACGCGGATGGCGTCAGTGTCTGGCCTGCGACAGGACGCGAAAGCGGATCAAGAATCGGCCAGAGCTGGACTTTCAGACCGAAAGCGATCGGGAGTTTCAAAAGCTAGTTGGCTAGGTTGGGGTCCGTCCCAGATCGATCATCACCCCAAGGTCGCTGGGTGGGACTGGAACAGCTATCTGCAAGCCTATGAGCGCAGGACGCCGGGCCGGTTTGCCTGCGAATGCGGCGAAGAGCACGACATGCCCGGCCACCACGAGTGCAAGTGCGGTCGGCTGTGGAACGGCTACGTGATCGGCACCGGCGGCTCCAATCACGAGGCGGCTGCCGAGAAATACCTGGTGCGCGAAATCATGGTGCGTCCCGACGTCATCGTGGCCAGCAGGCAGGCGGCCACCAGTGAGGAGCTAAATGCGGAGCGCCAGAAATGGCGTCAGCGTCGGCAAGAGGATTTTGCCCAACCGCACAACCAGATCGACATGGCTCCCATTTGGGAACAGATGGAGCGCCACAATGACCCCAACTGGGCTGTCAGGGATGCTGCCGGTGACCACGAGGCCACCGAGGACGACTGGCCCACCGAGCACCACCCGAAGACGCCCAACAAGGAGCACAAGGTCCCGGGTGACTGGGCCTACCGCAGTCCCAAAGGCCGCTACGGTCCGCACCCGATGCCCCGGCGGCCCAGCCCGCAAACCCAACCAGCGCAGCTATGATCTCGACGGTTTGCTGGGGATGTAAGCGGCTGGCCGAGATTGTTCACACCGACCATCTCGGGTTCGATTACTGCGCCGACTGTGCCCCGGTGCCCCGCGAGGTCGGCGCCATCCAGTTCTTGCTGGCCACCCCGCCTTTCGAGAAGGGGGATCGGGTGGAATGCCGCACCGGCGCCGAGATTTACGAGGGGATCGGCACTGTCGAGGACATGAGCTTTGACTTCGAGCACGGCGGCTCCATCGTTTACCCCGCCTTCCTGGTGAAGATCGATGAACCGGCCAATGAGTACAGCCCGGCCGAAGGCTGGTGGAACGAGGTCTGCTTGACCAGGGTGGCTGAGAAGTGACCGCGCCGGGCGGCGGGCGGTTCTGGGTCGGCAACGCCGATCAGGAGATTCGGCGGCTGCGCGCGATGGGCGCCACCCTGCCCAACTCGCCACCGCAGGCCCGGCTGGAAGCCCGGCGGATGAGCGACACCGTCACCCGAGGCTCACTGGTCGACAACACCAACCGGATGATGCAGGGCGACTTTCACCGGCGTCGGATGGCCAGCCTGCGCACCGGCGCCAACGTTCAGCTGGCGATGCCCAAGCTGCGCACTCCGTTGGGATCGCTGGAAGACAAGAACGTCCCGTTCAACATCGAGGACCGCAAGGAGCGCGCCGAGTGCCGTCGCTGGGCTCGGGCGTTCTACATCACCCACGACCTAATCCCGCTGCTGGTCGACATCTACGCGCGGTTCCCCTTGGTGGGCTTGGAGTTCCGCAGCACCGACCCGCTGATCGAGAAGTTCTACACGCAGATGTTCATGGAGGAGCTGGACTACGAGAACTTCCTGCCCGACAGCCTGGGTCGCGAATACTACATCGCCGGTGAGGTCACCAGCCTGGCGCACTTCAACGAGTCGCTGGGGGTGTGGTCCTCCGAGGAGATCCTCAACCCCGACTTCGTGCGGGTGTCGAAGAGCCCCTTCGTCCAGGAGGAGCGCGTCCAGCTGATGGTCAAAGATCTCGTCGAGAGCCTGCGCGACGGGCCGATGGGCATGGGCGTGGACGAGGAGACGCGCTCGGAGCGCGAGGAGCGGCTCTACGAGTACCGCCAGCTGGTGCACTACTACCCCGAGATCATCCGCGCCGCCCAGCAGGAGGACGGGCTGGACATCAGCCCGGCCAAATGGAGCCGCATCGTCAACCGCAGCGCCCCGTGGCATGACTACGGCACACCACCGCTGCTGCGCAGCTTCCGCACCCTGATGATGGAGGAGTCCCTCAACGCCGCCCAGGACGCGGTGGCCGATCGTTTGTACTCCCCGATGATCGTGGCCACCTTGGGCCTGGAAAACATGGGCGACGGACTGCCCTGGATCCCCAGCCAGACCGACCTGGACGACCTGCGTGACGACATGCAGAACGCGTTGATGGCCGACTTCAAGCTGATCTGCCACCACATGGGTCTGAACATCGAGAACGTCTTCGGCCGCGAGAGCGTCCCACGCTTCGACCAGGACTACGAGCGCATCGACCTGAAGCTCATGCAGGCATGGGGAATTGGCTCCGCGTTAATTATGGGCGGCACGGCGGCCGCCGGGACCTACGCCAGCTCCGCGCTCAACCGCGAGGTGTGCGAGCTGCTGATGAAGTCCTTCCAGAAGAAAGTCGTCAAGCACATCAAGGGCCGCATGGAGATCATCGCGGAGGCCCAGCAGCACTACGCCTACGAGAAGAAGGGTGGCTACCGGCGCCCGCTGTATCGCGAGGTGGTGCAGTTCAACGAGGAGACCGGCGAGGAAGAGATCGTCCGCGTGCCCCAGCTACTGACCCCCGACGTCGAGTTCCGCACGCTGAACCTGCGCGACGAGGCCCAGGAGCGCCAGTTCATGATGATGCTCAAGCAGGCCGGGGTCCCGATCTCCGACAAGAGCCTCGCGATCAACATCCCGATCGATTTCGAGCAGGAGCTGCCGCGCGGTGCCGATGAGACGGTGGACAAGCTGGTGGCCGCCGCCGAGGCGATGGGCAAAGCCCAGGAGATCATCGACGACAAGGGACTGCCTTACCCCGCCGAGCTGGCCCAGTACCTGATGGCCACGCTGACCCTGCGCCAGGGACTGGCTCAGACCAAGCTGCTGGAAGGCCAGGAGAAGCAGCTGGAAACGGCGGCCGCTCAGCAGGGCGCGGCTGGCGCCATGGGTGCGCTGCCCGGCGTGCCGCCCGCTCCCCCGCCCCCGCCGGAGGAGGGCGGCGGCGAGGAGGGACCACCGATGCCCCCGCCGATGCCGCTGCCGGTGGGACCGCCACCGATGGGCCCCAACGGCGCCATGCCGCCGGTGGGCATGCCGCTGCCGCCGCAGATGGTGGCCGGGCTGCATCTGGTCGGTGCCAACGAAAACACCGAGATGCGTACGGAATACGACACTCGGCTGCCCAATCAGCCCAAGGCTCCCTTCCAGGTGAGCGCGCCGCACGCCAGCGGTCCCGGCATCCTGCCGCCGGGCATGGAGGTCGGCGGCGAAGAACGCCACAGCCAGGAGTTCAACGACATCAGCGAGCCGACACGCAACTTTGCCCGCCCGGCGATCAGCGACGATCTGCGCGGCAACAGCCCGCGCAAGGCCAAGCGCACCCGCACCGGCGGGATCCGCAAGCGCACCGAGTTCGAGATCGACCCCAGCTCCTACGGTAGCCGCAAGCGCATGACCGAGTCTCAGGTGGAGGCCGCGATCCGGCGCCGCGAGGCCCAGGCCAACCCGCCTCTGGTGATCGACCTGATCAACGATCCCGGTTTCTGGGACCGCTCCGGCCTGGGCGGCTGGATGAACCAGGTGCGCGCCGCCTTCGGTGACATCCAGCATGGCCGCGACGACGACGAGACTCGGGAGGCGATGGGCGTCCTGGAAGACGCGCTGCGCCAGTACGAGAACGACACGGGGGTGCGCCCGCTATGGTGAGACACCAGCTGCTCGGCTTCGGTCACGCCGTGCTCGATGTCACCGAGACGATCGGGGACATGATCTGGAAGCGCGAGCCAGTGATCTCGGCCGCGCTCAACGGTGAGGCGATGATGCCCGATCCGCCGCCGGTGCCCCCCGAGCCCCCGGCGGCACCGCCACGGTTCGAGCAGTTCGGTCTGAAGTTGCCCAACGGCAACATCGCCTGGACGACGTACGCGGGGCACCCGCTGAGCACCTCCCAAGAGCGCGGGCAGCTGGTGGAGGTCCTGCGCCGCACCGCCGTCGATCTGTGTTTCGATGCGGATGATTTCCTGAGCCACTACGGCTGGGCTAGGCGCCTCGGTGTCCCAGCCGTGCAGTGGGGGGATATCGAGTTGTATCCCCTGGTTGCTGAAGAGGAATCCAAAGAGGTTGCGCTGCCGGAGTTATCGGACAACTCCGCTCAGCCCAGCACCAACGGGTCCTCACCTGGGTAGATATCAGGTAAGGTGACCAACACCACATTCCAGAGCACACACCGAGGGGAAAGTGATTGTCCGACATGATGTCTGACTCCGAGAACACCACAGAGGTTTATTACTTGACATTGCCGGTGGAGAGTGCCGATCAGGCGATCAGCCTGACCAACTACTTGAATGCGCATGGTATCGAAGCAGTTTCAGAGGATACCGGCGTTACGTCACCCATCAGTGAAGCGGCAGTGGTCGAGGTGATCCGCCAGCTCCATACCTCATGGAAGCTGTTTTGGCAACACTCAGATGCCGAGGTTTTCGGGCTTTCGGTCTACGTCAAGCCCGCGCACTTCTGTCCCGAGGAGTTACGCACGACATGAGCTGGATACACCATGCCGACGCGGAGCAGGAGAAGCACTCGGGGGGCATGGTGGCACTTTATCCGCGAAGCGATTACGCACAGATGTTGGCAGTGCCGGGCGGGGAGCCGGTCGACGATCTCCATCTAACGCTGGTGTTTCTGGGTGACGATGTCGGCTACCAGGACCCCGGTCCGCTGGCAGCCGCCACCGCCAGGGTGGCCGATTCCTACGACGAGATCACGGGCCGGGTGTTCGGTCACGCGGTGTTCAACCCTGACGGGCACGAGGGCCACGACCCGTGTGCTGTTTACCTGGTGGGTCATTCATCCGATCTGGCGCATATCCACACCGACGCCGTGGAAGCCGCCGGAAACGCCTTCCCGATCCCCGATCAGCACGAGCC